CTATATACTATATTAGTGGGATCACCTTTATATTTTTTAGGTTTTGATGGTCTAAATTTGCCTTTATATGGCATTTACGACAAAAATCACTCGTTTTATTTAGATGGCAAAGGTAGCAGACGTATTTAGAAGAAAGCGACATTATTTACCCACAATGATGTTGACTAAGACTGATACCAAATTTGGTAATATAAGTCCTGCATTTAATAATTCATATGATGTCTTTATAAATCTAAGTGAATCTAGTACTGAATGTTTGAGATTTATAAACCAACATGGATTTTTTGATAAAAGTAATAATTCTAATCCTGGTGATTATCTAAGATTATTTTGCTCTGAAGCATTATTACCTGGAACTCAATTATCAACTGAAGAAAATATCGGACAACGACAAGGAATTGTTACACCTATTGCATCTTTGAGAAGATTTCCTGATGTATCATTAACTTTTTATGCTCAAAGAGATTATTATACTCAAGATGTATTCAATGCATGGGTAGAATATATTAGTCCGATAAGAATGTCAAATGGTAGGCATGAGGGTAATACTGAAATGAGGAGAAGATTTCCTCAATCCTATAGGAGGATGAAATATCCTAAGTCATATAAAGCTACTATTGAAATTACTGCATTTGATAATGAAGTATTCACACATGGACAAAGATTGAAGAGTCAGAATGAATATTCATTACCACAAGTAACAAATAGTATTACTTATTATTTGGATGGTGCATTTCCTGTAAGTGTAGTTGCATCTCCTCTTGCATATGGTAATGCAGAATTAATTAAGACTACTATTACATTTAAGTATGAGAATTACTTTATAGATAGAACTTCTAGAGGAACAAATGGACATTTGGATAGATCTGATACAGGAAATAATGTAAGAAATCCTGGTATTATTAATAGAAATACTCCAGGATTCCAGAAAGAAAGTTTTGTAGCTATGGATGACTTAAATCTTATGCCTTGGGGTGACTATTCAGGAGCATTTACTAATGACTCTAGCATTGATTTGAATTTTCCTTCTGATATGAGATTTTATACTGGATCTGATAATCAAGGTGATAATAGTGTACGGGGAAGATTTTATAACGATAATCAAGGAGTAATTAATGGTATTGCTGTTCCAAAGGCATAAAAACCCTGCTAAATAAATTACTGAAACAATTATTATGCCGTTACCAAAGGTCGTAGCACCTACGTTTGAACTGAAACTTATTTCAACAAACAAACCAATAAAATACCGTCCATTTCTTGTGAAAGAAGAAAAGGCATTGCTTGTAGCAATGGAAAACGGTAATGATAAAGATATTACTGCAACTTTAAAAGCAGTATTGAAAGCTTGTGTACAATCTCGTATCAAGATTGATGATCTTCCCAGTTTTGATTTAGAGTATTTGTTTTTGAATATTAGAGGAAAGTCTGTTGGTGAAAGTGTTGAACTAATGGCTACTTGTGAAGATGATGGAAAAACACAAGTTCCACTGACACTTGCAATGTCAGACATCAAATTACATATACCTGATGGTCATGAGGAAACTATTGATCTTGGTGGAGGAATTTCATTACAAATGAAATATCCATCTATGGATCAATTTTTAGAAAATAATTTTCTTCCTCTTACTAAAGATGCTCAAAGTGATAGGATTGATAGAGCATTTGATAATGTTGCTTCTTGTATAGATCAAGTATTTACTGAAGAAGAAGCATGGTCTGCAAGTGATTGTACTAAAAAAGAATTAATTGGATTTGTTGAGTCACTAAATTCTCAGCAATTTGCAAAGATTGAAAAATTCTTTTCTACTATGCCAAGATTGCAGTATAAAGGTAAAATAACAAATCCTAAAACCGAAGTAGAATCTGATGTCCTAATTGAGGGATTATCAAATTTTTTCGGATAATGCTATATCATACTAGTTTGGATAATTATTATGAAACAAATTTTGCTTTGATGCAACATCATAGTTGGAGTTTAACTGAAATTGAAAATATGATACCTTGGGAACGTGAGATTTACATTAATTACCTAAGTAACTACATAGAAAAGAAAAATTTAGAAGCACAGCAAGCACAAAATGCAAACGCCTGGTAGCAATGTAACTCCTTTATCTTCCATGATGGATAGTCCTGCGAAGAGGATGAGTGCTGCCTATGATAGAATTATTAGCGGAGAGCAGGGTGCTAGTAGTGGTTCAACTGTTAGAGCTCTTGGTAATTTAGTTGTTTCATTTGAAAGAGTTGAATCTGAGATTAAAGGTATTAGAAGAGATATAAGAAGAGATGTACAAGAAAGAAGAAAATATTATAATCAAGATAAAAAATTCTTAAAAAAAGAAAAAGAACAGTTAGAAGGTTTAGGATCTTCTATACGTAATTTTAGAAGAATACTTGGTGTTGCTGCTTTTGCTGCTAGTGCTAATAATTTAGCAGAAGGTGATTTTGGTAATGCTGCTGCTAATTTAGTGGGTGGTGCTGGTTTATTATTTCCAGAAATACAAAACGCTGTTGTTCAAATTCTGGCTGGATTAGGAATTGGTAGGTTACTTGGTGGTGGAGGAAGAAGTGGCGGTGGTTTCCGTATGGGTGGCGGACCTCGTGTTACTCAAGGTATTGGTACTAAAATTCCTGGTGGTGGTAATAAGTGGCTAAAACTTGGATTTGGTTTATTATCTCTTCTTGCTGCTGGAAGATTATTTGGTGGACAAGCTGCTGGTGCAGATGAGTCTAGACAAAGACTTCTTGCTAAACAACCAGATGTAATAAATGAAGCTGATACTGGAAGATTTAGTTCTCAATTAGATAGATTTGATGCAATTTTAAGTTCATTGGAGGGTGGAAGAAATAAAACTTCAAATGCTTCATTTACTCCTGCTTCATTTCAATCTGGTCCATTGTTAAATGTAGATCCTCCTGTTACTCAAGAAGACGAGTCTCAACTAAGAGGATGGCAAAAACCAGATAGTACAGGTTGGTATGGAAAACCAATAAGTGAACGTGGTAGGAAGATGGGTGGTGCTGAAAGATTTTTTGCTGGTCTTTTTGATGCCACAACATTTGATATTTTTGATACTGATGGTCAAGGTAGGATTTGGGGTTGGGGTCGTAATAATAAGAAAAATGATACTGATGATTCAGACCTTCTAAGTTCTATTGAATCTAATAATATTATGGCTGGTATGATGAGTGATACTGGTGATGAGGATTTAGTACAAATACATGATCAATTACATCAAAATGAGAATTTAACAGGAGGTAAGGGTTCTATTGTATCTCTTGGTGAAAGATTAGAAAAAAGAGCTAATTCTATTACTGTTGATGATGTAGTTTCTAGTGGAACGCAGAAGATGATGAAAAGTATGGCACATAATTTAGGTTTTGAGGGTGAAGGTCATGGTGGACTAAGATCAATAGCAGAGCAGTTTAGTATGGATAATGATCAACCAGGAGAAAATGCTTTTTCTAATATAAACACGGTATTTGGTGATATGATGGGTATGATAGGTAAAAAATCTGAATCACCACTTCTAGGAGAAAAGGGTCAAGATACTATAACAGAATTATTTTCTAGTGTGAAGAGTCAATTAGGAGGTAATAAAGATTCTACTATTAGCCAAAAATCTATTGAGACAAGAAATTTAGGATCATTTGAATTTGATCTAGGTGGTAAGATTATTAGTTTAGATAATTTAACTGAAGATGATTTTGAATTTAATCAAGGTGGTGCTCCAGTTACTAATGTTCAAAATCATGCTGCTGGTTCAGTAGAACCTGCTGTACTTACAGAATTTATGCATAGTTTTGATAAATTTGCTTCTAGATTATTACTGAAAGCACCTAAGTTGATGGTGAGTGATTAATGACAGTAAATATTGCTAAAATTACTAGTATTGGGGCATCAATGTCTAGGTCTTCTACTCTCCTTAGAGGAGATATTAGAAGATCAATTCAGGTTGATAAGATTTATAGAAGTGAGATTGTAAAGAAAAAACAAGAATTAATACGTATAAGAGATAATACTTTTAATTCACTTTCTGTAGGATTATCTGAGGATCAGTCTGGAGGTGGAGGTGGTATAGGTGGTATAATTACATGGCTACTTGGTGAAGAAGCTGCTAGACGTATTTTTAGAAAATTTAGACCTGGTGGTCGTGGTCCTGGAGGTGGTGGACGAATTACCTTTGGTAGAGGAAGTGGTGGACCAAAAGGTCCGTTAGGTGGAATAGGAAGAACTTTTGGTAAAAGTGGTATTGGTAGAACTCTTACTAAGACAGGTTTGAAAAGGGTTCCTTTTTTAGATATTGCTTTTGGTGCATTGGCGTATGGTGATAGAAGAAGTCAAGGTCAAACTCAAGGACAAGCAATAGGGGGTGCAATAGCTCAAACTGGTGGTAGTATTGGTGGTGGACTTATAGGTCAAGCACTAATTCCTGTACCTGTTTTGGGTTATATTATAGGTAGTGTTGTTGGTAGTACTTTAACTACAACTATCTTTGATAAAGTTACTGGAGTAGATAAGGTAGAATCAGGTGCTGAGAAAAGAAGAATATTAGAAGAAGAGAAATTTTCAGCAGGACCATCTTATTTTAGTGCTAGTTTGGATAGGTTTGATCTTGTATTGGATAAATTTCAATTAGTTTCTCCATTTCTAATTCAAAATAAGGGTCGTGAAATTTTCCCTGATAATATAGGTTCTATAATTCCTGACCCTAAGCCTCCTAGTTCTACTAATGAATTCAGTGCGGTTGAAATTGGACTTGATGTATTATCTATTGCAACATTAATATTTTCTCTTGCCAATAGTTTTGTTGGAGTTGTTGGTGATGAAATACCAGCTTCAGCAGTAGTAGCAACACGACTTGCCAAGTATCGTAAATTATTACAAAGTCTTGGTTTAATGAAAAGACCAATAACCAAGACTTATACAAGAAGATTAAATACATCTGGAGTAACCGTAGATCCAGTAAAAACAAGGGTTCAGTTAGAGAATACTTTTAATCCTCTTAGAGTGAGGAAACCTGGTGAGAATGTGATAGGTGATATATTAAGAAGAGATAATCCTCTTTTGGATATTATAAAGAAAGCGAATAGGAAGGTAGAAAAGAAATACAATGTAAAACCAGGGAGTACAACACTTGAAGGAAATGTTTCTAAAGATGTACCTCAACTGATGACAGGTGGAAATGTTCGAGTTGATGCTCCAGAAGGAGGTGGTTTGGTTCAACTTATGGTACATGGAAAAGAAGATATACAGGTTGTACCTAGAGAAAATAATTTTACTAGGTCTAGAGGTGGTAAAACAAAACCAAATACGATTGTAAGGAATACTATATCAAAAGGTAGATCTGGTCAAGCACCACCAATTAGGGGTGGTGGACAAGCAGTGCCACCAAAAGTTATACTAGCACGTACAGATCCTTTTGTAGCTGCAGCTAAATATTCCCAAATGATTGGGCAATTAACAACATGAGTAAAAAGCCCAAAGGCAGTAAAATATTAAATTTTGGTATACACAGTCCTACAGGATCTGGTAAACCAGAAGATTTTTCATTACAATCTCAGGCTATTCATTATTATGAGGATGTAACTGATCCTACTGTTCATATGACGGTGAGGATAATTGATCCTTTTGGTAAGTTTAATAAACTTCCTGTAAGAAGTGGAAGTAAGGTTGATATAGAAATTCAGGATAGTGATCAAACTCTTAGATTTGATGATGAGACAGAACCATTTTATATAAGCAATATTCTTGGTTATCAACCAGAAGCAAAAAAAGAAAGTTATACTCTAGTTTTAGAAACTAAGAGTGCGTTTGATAATCATATCAAAAGAGTTTTTGAAAAATATAAAGGTAAATTATCTGCACATGTTGAAAAGATATTGAAGGATAAATTAGAAATTCCTGAAGATAGGATGTCTATTGAGGAAACATCTAATAATTATGATTTTTGTGGTGGATATCGTAGACCATTACAATGTTGTAGTTGGTTATCACCAAAAGGTATTCCAATGGAAGACTCTAGTGATAATGATGGAACTGCAGGATATTTGTTTTATCAAACGCAAGATGGATATCTTTTTAAAAGTATAGATTCTCTTTTTGAAGTAGTTAAAGAAAATAAGGATAGTGTTGCTAAGTATGAGTATAAGATGGATAAAATGGCATTTGATGTTGCGAAAAATAAATTTACTTTTAGTGGTCAACCTATCGTAAAAAGTAATCATAACATATTAGAACAGTTAGTAAATGGTCAATTTAGGACTGCTAACTGGTATTATAATATAATAACTAGAAAACCTCAATTTGCTGAATATAGTTACGCAGATAGTGTTGGTGAAGGTGAAGGTTCTAAAACTCCTATGAAATTATCTGGTGATGTAAGTAATATACCAGTAGAATTTGATAAGGATTATTCTAGAATAATGCTTTCTACTGTTGATACGGGATGTTTATCTACTAAAGGAGAACAAGAAGAAACACCTTCAGATCAATTTCTTTTTCAAGCACAATCTAGCACAAGATACAGTTCTTTATTTTCCCAAACTATTGATATTACAGTTCCTCTAAATCTTGAAATGAGAGCAGGTATGATGATATACTTGAAGTTACCTGAACTAAATAAGACGACTACAGATGGTCCTGCATCTGGTTTTTATCTTGTTTCCAAGTTATGCCATCAAATTGGAGGCAATGGTGATTATACTGGTCTTACATTAGTAAGAGACTCTTACATAGAACTAACATGACTACTAAAACTCCCGATCATAACCTTGATCATGAGGTTTATATTGATCCTAAAGATCATAAGGAACATATCAATCATGGTATGATTGAATATTCTGAAGCAGATTTAGAACTTCATAATGATGCTTTTCATGCTCACTCTGAAGAAGAAGTAAATAGTAATGAAGGTAAGATAAATGATTGGCATACAAGACATGAAGATAAAGGGTTAGAGATATATTGTGATAACCATCCAGATGCACTAGAATGTAGAGTGTATGACGACTAATGCTTGAGCAACGTCTAAGCAAAATTGACTTCCTTGGAAAGGACGGATTTCAGTGGTTTATCGGTCAGGTAACCACTGATTGTTCTTGGCGTGATTATTCTCTAAAGAATGGATATAGAGCGAAAGTTAGAATATTAGGTAGACATCCATCAGATAATACTATATCTGATGAGGAATTGCCATGGGCTCATTTTTTATTACCACCCAACTTAGGATCAAATAATAATTTTGGAGGTCAATCATTTGCACTTCAAGGAGGAGAAACTGTTATTGGTTTCTTTCTTGATGGTGAAGATGCACAACAACCACTTGTTATAGGATCACTTCCTGCTGGTCCTTTTGTTGGTGAACCAATAGATTATAAGTCTATTCAACTTAAGAAGACTACTGCCTTTCAACCAGTTGGTATCAATAGTGCTACTGAATTTGGTGGTCATACTATAGGTACTAGAGAAACTATTATTAATCAGAGAGGTGGATTGGTTGATGAGAATAATGAGGTTCCAAATCTTACAGGTGAGAAATCTGAAACTCATATATCATATCTAAATGATGAGACTATACCAATAAGAAGAGCACAAAAATGTGTTGTTCAAAATAATGTTTTTTCTGATATAAACAAAGAATTAAAAACTTTTACCGCACTTATAGAAAGATATGAATATGTAAAAGATGGTTATGTTGATAAGATATTCAATGAAGTAATACCAATAAATGATTTTGAAAAACTTATAGACAAGAGTGCTGAGAAGATTGCTGGATTATCTTCTATTAGTATTCGATTTGGAAGAAAGGAGTTGTTTCGTGGAATTGAAGAAGCAGTTGATGCTAATCTTGATTTTTTAGATCCTCAATATCTTATAAAGAAGATGGGTATTGAAGAACAATTAGGTGAATTGTCATGTTTTACTGAAAATATGATTGGTGGATTGCAAGGTGTTGTTAAGGATCTTCTAAAGGAAATGGCTGGAAAGATTGCTAATATAGGTTTATGTGCTGCAGAACAATTTGTTAGTGGTCTTAATTCTAAGATCATGGATCTTGGTGATAGTGTTACTTCAGGACCAATAGCTAATATTAGTGGTCTTATTTCTGGAGTATCATTACCTTCATTTAGTGGATCATTCACGGATGCATTAGGAATGGTTCAGACTGGTTTAGCATTATTTGAATGTGAGAATAATGGATGTGAACCTGATCCTTTTGATTGGTCAGTTGGTGTTGGTCCTGATGCTGTAAAGAAATTGGATCTTGGTAGAATGAAAGATCTTTCTGGTGCTATTAGTGCTTTATCTGGTGGACTTGATCCTAAAGCTTTAGCATCAAAAATGTTCCCTGGAATAGAATCAATCTCAAGTGGTCTTTTAGGTAATACTCCTGATTTTATTGATGGACTTGGAGAAAAAGTCTTTGAGAGATCATTGAGTTTAGATCTTGCTAATCGTACTGGTTTTGGTATGGATAAATTGGTAGGTGGTTGCCAACCGTTTACTAAGAAGTGTGGACCTCCTAGCGTAGAAATATTTGGTGGAGGAGGATTGGGTGCTGCAGGTAAAGCAGTTATAAATCAAGCAGGTAAGATTGTTGGTGTTGATATGGATTCTTTGGGATCTGGATTTACATCTCCACCTTATGTAAGTTTTGTGGATCAATGTAATAATGGTGGTGGTGCTACTGCTAAAGCACTCATAGCAGATGGTATGATAGATAAGATTGTAATACAAGATCCTGGTTCAGGATACTTAGGACCAGAAAGTGCTTTATCTGATGAGGATGGTACTGAAGTTGTTGGTGTTATGGATGGAATTGATGTTATTCGTACTGGTGTAGGATATAAGGAAGGTGATACTATAACAACTTCTGATGGGCAGTTACTAGAACCAGTTCTTGCCAATGGAAGAATTGTAGGAGCAACACCAGTAAATGTCACTGTTGGTATAACTGACCTTCCAGATCTTGTAATAAATACAGGAACTGGATTTGGTGCTATAATTAGACCTACAGTGAAATTTACTAAGGTGTCAGAATATAAGGATCCTCTTGTTCCTGATACTAAGTTGATTAGAGTTATTGATTGTCCAAGGGGTTACTGATGGCAGAAGAGAAAAACGAGTGTAAACCAAAGATACCACCGATTATTATTGGTAATCCTCAAGATGGATTTATAAGAGTTGGTATCGAGACTTCTGGAAAAGTAACAAGAAAGAGTCAGGTTCAGGTATCTTCTGGATCTAAAGCTGCTCTTCGCTTATTCAAAGATGGTGGTTGGGAATTAAAATCAAATGAAAATAAAATAGGTTCTGAACTTATTCAGAAAGGAGAAGGACCACTTATTATAAAGTCAGAAGGAAATATTGATATTGATTGTGATGGCACATTTTCTGTGACTGCAAGAGATATTGTAATGAAGTCTACCCATCCTACTGAAGGTGATATAGTTTTGAATTCTGCTCATAATTTTAGAGCAAATGTCGAAAACTATGCTATAATAATGGGTACACAGGTAACCTTAGATGCAAAGCAAACTCTTATATCTCATTGTGAGGGTATGCATTATATTGTAGGTAATTCAGTTAGGATACATGAACCAGTATCTAAACTAATACCCCCGAATTTTGGTAAGGCTATCAATAAATTAACTAAAACTCTCAAGCAAAACTAATGGCTGGAATACGTGACATTGACTCTGGTAAAGTCTATATTGGACAAGAAGAACCAGAAAGACTAGATCAATCAACAGAGACTTTGAATGGAGATAAACCTTATGATGGCACTCTTGCTGTTACTGGACCTGCATTTATAGGTTACCATGAAGGTGGTTATGCCAAAGGTATGTTAAATGTAGGATTAGATCTGGGAGATTTTAGTCCTGGCGTATCAGGTCGTGCAGTAGATATATCAGGTGATATGTATCATCTTGGAAACACTACACATCTTGGTGGATTAGACCAGACAGGTGATCAGTATGTTGATGGTAATGTTAATATAACTGGTACTATGTCATGTGGTCATGCTACATGGTCTAGTTCAATCGTTGCTACAACTAAGTTATTTGAAGTTGATCACCCTAATATAGATAATTATCTTTTAAGACATGGTTGTTTAGAAGGACCAGAACATGCAATCTTTGTAAGGGGTAAAGTATCAGTAGATGGTATTATAGACCTTCCAGATTATTGGCAAAACTTTGTCAATAAGGAAACTATTACAGTTCAACTTACACCTATTGGATGTTATCAAGAATTATTTGTTGAACGTATTGATTATGGTAAGACTGTTAGAATAAAAAATTCTGCTGGTGGTACTATAAATGCATATTATCAGGTATATGCTGAAAGAATAGATGTGGATAAACTCATTCCTGAAGTTGAGCGTCCCAAGACAAACAAGAAGTCTAGATTTGACAAGAAGTGATATATATGGTATGATAGTATCATACTGATACAAGACCTCTTTATGTCTAAGTTGAATTTTACTGGTGAATATGTTGACAAAATCACAGTAAACATGCCAGGCAGATCATTTCAGGTTTTTGGATCTGATGGTTCTTGTCAGAATGTTATATGTGATGATACTGATCAATTTATGGCAGTATTGAAAGTTGTTCGTAAGGCTGAAGATATTGATGAACAAATAGAAATAGTGTATGTCTAATGACAGAAGAAAAGATTAGAGAAATTTTACCCCATTTGTGTTACACAAAAGAGGAAGTTGATCTTTTAATTCAAGCAGCAGTTGATGAGGCAAGAAGGATAGATGAAGAGTCTATGCGTAAGCATAATAGGGATGCTACTATTATTAGTATGATACTAGGGTTTACCTGTCTAGCGTTGTTTTTAGATGGATTATTAAGGATACTAGGTATTATCCCACCGTTTGCTGGATTAGATGTAAATGTAATAGATCAGATTGTAGAGAAGGTTGAAACAGATATTATGCCATTAGTTCAGAAAATACCACGAATCTAGTTCCTATAAATAAGTTGAAGAGATGGTGTCAGGATTAATAGGCAATGCCACTTAGTAGACTTGAAAATTTTCTAAAGAATGTTCAGGGTAACGTAATTTACGTAAACCCTGAAGAACTTGATGCTACCGATGATGTAGCAAATACTGGTAATTCTAGAACCAGACCGTTTAAAACGATTCAAAGAGCACTTCTTGAGTCTGCTAGATTCTCGTACCAATTAGGGCAAGACAACGATAAGTTTGATAAAACAACAATACTGGTGTCACCAGGTGTACATTATATTGACAATAGACCAGGATATAAGATAGATACGAGTGGTAATATAACAGATGTAAATGGAACCGCTAGGACTATAACTGAGTTTTCTATAGGAACAAATTTTGATATTCAAGATCCATCTAACATATTATATACATTCAACTCAGTAGATGGTGGTGTTATATTACCAAGAGGTACATCTATTGTAGGACAAGATCTTAGGAAGACAAAGATTAGACCTAAGTATGTTCCCCAACCAGGAAACGGGTCTATACCAAATACTGCTATATTCAAAGTAACTGGTGGATGTTTCTTCTATGGGTTTACATTCTTTGATGGAGATCCTGCTGATAGAGTTTATAGAGATTTTACTGCTAACGTATATAATCCAAACTATTCACACCATAAACTAACTTGTTTTGAGTTTGCTGATGGCATTACGCCAGTCGGCAGCACGGGGAACACAGATCTTGATATGTATTATGGTAAGCTTACAAGAGCTTATGGTACTAACAGTGGTCGTGCTTTACCAAACTATCCATCAAATACTGACTTCCAGCAAGTTATTGATGAGACTAGAATAGTTGGTCCTATATCTCAAATAGGTGTTCTTGAAATAGAAGACATATATTCTGGTACTAACGCAACAGATTCTACTGCTACTAAGATTGTAACAGTTATAACAAAAGAAAAGCATAGTTTGAATGCTGGAACTGCTGTACTTATTAGTGGTGTAAACTCATTAGGTAATAATGGTGGTGAGTATGATGGTACTCATGTTGTAGCACAGGTACTAAACGATACATCATTCACTTATAGTGTAGAAGTTGCTCCTGCAACTACAGCATTACCTAATTTAACAG